GATTTGCTTGTTCCAATCCATTAGCCGAATGCTCCTAAAAGTCCGCCGCCTATAGCGCCAATCGCCGCCCCTGGCCCACCGAACATGCCGCCAAGTTGTGCGCCAGTCAGTGCACCACCCAATAACCCGCCAGCCGTATTAGAGTTAGTGGTGACAGAATTGATATTGCCGAATAGCGAATTCGGGTTGATATTTCCAAAAGAACTTTGAAGTAACTGCTGCATAGCCTGTATCTGCCCGAGCTTCGTGCGCTCTTCCTGAGACTGTCGGGCGTCCCCAATTGACCCAACAATCTGAGAATTCATCAGACCAAGTTGCGGCAACTGACCCGCCGCCGCTAGCTGCCTGTCGCGATCCATATTTGCCGCATTGACCATTGCCCCGCCAGCGTTCTGCTGAGCGCCAATCAGAGAACTCCAGGCACCGAGATTTTGGGCGTTTTGATTAAGACCCAAACTATTCAGTGTGTCTGCTGCACCTAACTGGCGGTTGCGCTCGTTGCTAAACTCTCGCGCAAAGGCGTTTGAGGCCACCTCCGCGATAGCTGCATCATGCAGGCCACCAGACAGCGCACCAGCCCCGCCCTGCAACGAAAAATTACTGTTAAGGCTCGGAAGTGCCTGAGAGATAGCAGCCTGTACGGCCCTGTCAAAGCCTGGATTGCCATATAGATACTCACCGCCAGCCGTGCGCTGCAAGGTATCCATCGCGGTCGGATCAAATGAGTTCTCGGCGCTGAAATTCTGTAGATTCTCAAAGCCTGCCGGGTTTCTGAGCAGGGAAACCCCGATATTGTAGTTGTCGAATATGTCAGTCGGATCCGCAATTTCACTCAATGCGCTTTGAGCCTGCGCCAGCCCGCCCTCTGGATCATAGGCATAGTCCAGCGCCATCTGCTGAGCGAGGTTCTGCAAATTATTGTAGGGGGACGTTGTTGCATTATCCCTGGCCAGCAGTTGTGTAAGCCCCGTCATTGCGCCCTGTGAGGCGTCTACAGACTGCGCGAGAAATGGCTTCAAAAACTCAGGAATAGCCGCCTGCTGGACGTTCTCAGCGCCGGTAACAATCGGGTTCAGGTCGTTAAAACCTAAAGCTCCGGGATTGTTGCCGAAGTTGTTGGCGAAGGTGTTGCCCAGGTTCTCCATAGTCGGCAAGCTAGGTGCCTGAGTTGTTGTGGGCGTAGGCGTTGGTGTAGGTGTAGGCGTTGGTGTTGGTGTTGGTGTAGGCGCGGCAGATTGCGTGTAATCGTAACCCCAATCACCGACTTGGCCCTCTCCAAAACTCAGAATTGAACTGCCGGGAATCGCAGCCCTGATCTCTGACTCTGGAATACCCGACATCAACGAAATTCGATACGGGGAGATGTTGTATTGCTCAGCCAGACTTCTTGCCTGATCGACATCAGACTGGCTTACGTTACCATCTGCAAGTAACTGGCCAATCAATGCCGATAATTCGTCTAATTGCGCTCTTGTTGCCATAATTAACTCACCACAGCGCGATCTGTAAACCTGCGCCAGTTCGTACCATCACTAAAGGCTGGCTGTGCGCCGCCCAATTCATTTGAAACGTATATGATTGCGCCAGACCACAGAGATGCGGTCGGCAGGGTTGAAACCGTGTAAGAGGCTAGTGTCAGGGGCGCGTTCATCGCCCGGCTGCCATCGAGGGGCAGGCCAGCATTCGCCCGAATGGCTATCTGGCGGCGGTGTTCTTTCTCATTCGCATGAAGTAGAGGCGCGTCTGGTCGCTTGGATACATCAGCCACGGCCAGCACCTCCCGTAGCACTAGAACGGTCGAGCTGAATGCCAATGGCATCTTCCCAATCTCCTGATACCGTCAGACGAAATCTGTGGAAATTGTCGTTCGCCCGCTTGGTGAATCGACCGGAGGTTGAAAGGGAAAGCGAATCACTCCAGCTAACACTATCTGTCAACTTGCTGCGCTGGCCCACCTTGGCTGTGATAGTCCCGCCCACTACTAAAGGCTTGAAGGCGTTTAAATTGGTCTTTCTCCCCGGCGTGATCTCAATCTCGCCAGTCTCCAGGGTGGCGGTTTTAGAGCCGCCCCAGAAAAAGCCCATCTTGTTATTCTCGTCAATCGCACCAAGCTGCGGCAGGGACTTGAACGAATCCAGAGATACCGTCATTGCGTCAATGTCCGTGTATCCCAGGGTTTCAAGATTTTCCAAAGTGACCTCAAAGCCCTTTGATCGAAGTATGATCTCGACCTCTTCCTCAACCAAGGCCCACTTGTTAAAGGTCTTGTCGTAGATGATGATCTTGTTAGGACGCCCGCCGTTATTGGCCGACCCAGGGAATGCCCATAAAATCCGGTTGTTGGTCGGGTCGGCTAAAGCAAACACCCTTTCCTTGTGGGCCGTGTCAAATTCAGACCTGAACCACTTGTCAACGCGCCCCGCACCAATAGGATTGACGCCCGTGCCGTTACCAGTGATCTCAATAAACCCCTGGTCAGATATAAGGTAAACGCTGTCCCCCAGCTTCGTAACAGAGCCGCCAGCGATAGTGCCGTAGTCAGGCAAAATCTCGTCAATCTGGAATACCGCCGGAGCGCCTACAAAGGACATGCGGAATACAGACTTTTCAGACACAATAATCCCAACTTCGCCGCCGACAATCTTTCTGATTGGGCCGCCCGTAGGGATGTCACGATAATCTGACAGAGTAGTTGCTGATACCGTGTAGTCCGTTTCATCATCCTGGGCAGACCAGCGCACCCTGTTAGGCACATTGCCATCAGTCGTGTCGTAGGTATTGGAGAACACGACAAAATCACCAATTACAGTGACATTTCTGGCCTTGAATGCTGTTGTGAGCGCAGAGTAGTTAGTGCCGCCCATTGTGATTTGCTGCGGGTCGTCGGTGAAATTCGTGGCCAAAACCTTGTTTTTCCAGCGCACAAAGTTCCAGACCTCACCGGATCCGGTAGCGTATGCCCCGCCAGTTGATCGAGTTACATCGGTAAACGTCAGGTCAGATGTGTCAAGCTCGTATAGCTTTGTTTCGTCTCCCACATAAGTATGCGAGGCTCCGTCCTTGTCCAGAGCTTGTATAGTCCCCCGAGGTCTGGCCGTGAGCGCATCAGTGAACACGTTTAGCGAGGGGAAAGGCTGAAACGACCTCTCGGCAGGCACGGCGTTGATTATCTGCGAGGAACCAGATGCGCCAAAATCTACCGCATCGGGCTGCCAATCAATAAACGGTATAATCAAGGCGTAATTCCTGAAACACGTGAAACCAGAGGCCCAACCGTCCTGCCCTTCCTCGCCTGCATATTGGCGGCGTCCCTGGCATCGTCATAAAGAGCCTTCCAGACCACTATGCGCGGGTCGTCCATCAGGAACGGCGCAGAGGCTATCAGAGAGCCGTACAGGTACAAGTCAGGGTGATTGTCCAATATGTCATTGGTGGTTTGGGAATCGCTGAGAGCCGTCTGTGATTGCCAGTAAACAATCTCGCCTGAGTAAGAAGAGTCCGGCGACTTGTCGAACTCGATCTCATTGGAAATAGTGAAGTATTCGGGCTTCCCCGTAGACTCCGAACGGATCCGATTCAATTCGTGATAATTGACGTTCTTGAGAATAGTGACCGGAGTTGTCAGGATTCGCAGGTTTATCGCATCCAGGAAACCAGTAGGGAGGGAGATTTGGCGGGAATTAATAGTAATGGAAGATCGCGAAATCATCTCCCGCGTTCTCACCTCGCGGCGGTGCCGGGCTTCAGCCAGGTCTATGAACGTGTCAATCTGGTCGGTCAGATCATCCCTGTCGAGGGTATCCGCTATTTCAGTTTTTAAGTTGCTGTAACTATCCAAAGACATAGCCGTACCGATTAACGTAGGTGGGTAACATTGTTCCGAGCTTTATCCCTTCGCCTCGGAACTTGTTTAAATGTGTCGGGCCTTCTGGGATTACTATCTCAATCCCCTTCCCGCAGGCGTACCCGATTAGGTATTCCAAACAAGGGGATTCATAAGAAAATTCGGAATCATCCCGAACATCTATTCCGTATAGCCCGATAGAGTCGTAGCCCTCGTGGATAGCGAGAGCCAGCATGTAAGCAGGGGAAGAGTTGTACCAATCCTTCTGTGAATCCCACTTCGCCCGAGGGAAGTTCTTGAATACGGTCTTTTGAACCGCATCAAAGGGAAACGGCGTGGAGGTTGGTACATCCTCCCAATGCTCTTGCGTGTAGATTATCTGCGGCAGTTCAGACAGTTCCTCAAAATAATCGGGACTCCGTAGAGACTCCGGCATCTCAAGCAACTGCCTGTCGTGCATTTCAAATAATCTTGAAGCTCTAGGCGCGTACTCTCTGTCCCAGGGCAAAGCCCAAATCTCCCCGTCTGGGATTAAATGACGGGTCGAAGGTGATAGCCCTACAATCGAGACGTTAATAGCTCTTCGCCTGTAGCTTGCGATAGTCACGGCCTTTTAGCTGATTTGCCCAAAATGCCTTGGCTCTGTCGGTCTTGTTCTGCGTCAGTTCCCGCATAACCTCCCGAGGCTTCATGCCCCAGAGCTTCGCGTTTTTCTGGCAAAAATCGTCAACCATAACAAAAGGCACAGAACCCAAATACTTGGAATCCTTTGAATTATGGGTCTGTGCAATGGACTTCACCTTGCCGATAATCGGCGCAACATCCTGTGTCGTCTCAGAGGTGATTTGCTTCTGTCCGTGGTCTCCATAGTGGAGCCAGTCTCTTGTTATTAAAGCGCCGTTCTTCTCTACCCCCAGGAGCCGCTTCATTAGCTACCTGGGACAACCTCAATCACGAGAAAGCACTTCACGGTGTTAGTTGAGGCACCGTTGGTTTCAATCTCGATATTGTCGGTGGCGGTGAATGTGTTAGCACCCGTTGGGGTTGAGCTATCAACATCACCAGCAGCAGAACCAGAGTAAGCGACTGTAATCGCTCCACCAGTTACAGCCGTGCCGCTGATTTTGGGCGTGAGAACCGCGTTTGCCGTGGCAATGGTGCCGTTAATGACGCTTGTGATCTGCACAATCTTCCCATCGAAACCGGGCGCAATGTAACTCTGCCCAGCGGTGGAAATATCCTCGATCTCAATCGTCAAAAACTTGGCATCGGCTCGTGGAATGCGTGGATAAGCCATATATTTGCTCCAATAAAAAAGGGAGCCGAAGCTCCCTTTAGGTTAAGTTAATGCCGATTAAGAGGTGGTGAGATCGTACACGGCTCCGTGCGCTTTCTCGTTGCAAACCTCAACGGTGTACTCAGCAAGAATCTGGCAGGCATCAGAGTCGCCAGTCTTTGCAAGATCGTACTCGACCATGTTGCGACCAGACAGGAATGGAATCTTTATCATGTCCATATCCAGCAGCAGGGCTGTACGGGCTTCCATGAAGCGGTTGGGAACGACCTTCAGTTCACCGAAGTCGCCATCATAGACATCAAAAGACGCGTGGAGCGCATCATCCTCGGCTTTCTGCACCTTGGTGCCGTTGCCAGAGAAGGAAGAAACCACCTGACGGTTAAAGCCGCCGGTCATAAGGATGCCGGGTTCGCCACCGTTGTCGAAGCATAGCTTCTGAACAGCCTTCAGCAGGGTCTCGGTAAAGGCCCGCGCTGTACCGTCTGTGTGTGCGTCTGCACCAGTACCAGCGGCAGTAGTAGCGTCAGATGCCTCCGAAATGTTGGTGATAATGTAGGCGGGGATGCCTGCACACTGGCGAGCCAGAGTGTCGTTACCGGCTACCTTCGCCTTGTTATCACATACTACCTTCTCCATGTCGCGCTTCAGTTCACGCGCCCGCTTGAGCTTCTGGTAAGCCAGTTCATCGGCTCGGCCAGCAGTGTCAACGGCTCGTGCTGTACCTGATACACGCGCAACCTTGTCAGAAATCTGCGTCAGGTTGGTGAGTCGGGTGGTGGCTGAAACGGCAGATGCGGAAGCATCATCGCCTTCAATCGCAGCATTGTTAGCCGCTGCGGCTAGTGCGTCTGTTTGCCCAAGCTGTTACTTTCGGCTGACGCCAGCCTACTGACCCCGGAGGGCGGGAACCTACTTCACTTCGGCTCCTCTTGCGGTTTCCCGCAAGGTCGGACTCTATCTTCACCCTACTGGGTGTCTGGCATATTAGTCTCTGAGGATTCCGCTTATCTTTCGACTTAGCGGCCTTTCCTGCTGATTGCCCAATCCCGCAACTTTTCAAACCTCTCAGCTTGTCGTTTCCAACTACTGTTTGGGCTTGCGGGCTTTAGGGGTTTCCAGCATATAGCCAGATTTTACATGAGCAGTGTTATTTACTCATGGGTGGTGCTGGTGGCCTCAGTGTGAGCCGCCATACTAATCACAGGGGTTTGTACCGGGGTAACGTCATAGATAACGTCTACCAAATCTTCGCGAATACCTACGGTATCGTTTGTTGCTTGGGTGTTTGCTGGCTGTGCCATAACTATTAACCTCTAAGTAATCTCAGCGCATCTTCGAAACTTCCAGACTTTCGCAGTTTGGTTTTCGCCTCGTTCTTGCGCTGGGTGTTTAGTTGGGAAGTGGATACTTTGCTGCCTGGCGGGATGGTCTTTTTCACAACCTTGAGTTTCTGCTTTGCAGGCTCAAGTTTTTTCAGACCCTCATCAAACAGCATCGCCTTGCGGGCCAGAACAATCATCCGGTGGTCATAGGCATTTGCGATTTCGTTATCGCTATAACCTAGATCAGAGAGGTATTTGCTGACATTGGCTTTTTCGGCCTTTGCAGTTTCCTCGCTCTTCCATTCGGGGATTCGTTCAATCAGCCTTTCACTTTCGACCTGAAGTCGCTGGACAAGGACTTTCTGGGCTTCCTCTTGGTTTTGAGTTACAGCCTTTTGATACTCGCGTATCGCTTCTTGCTTTAGGGCATCTAGGTTTTGACGCCTTTCCTGAAATTGAATCTTCTTTAGTGCTGCCTCGGCAGGGTCAATCTTCTCTAGCTCCTTGAAGTTGGTATCCTCAATGTCGCCATTTAAAGACTTCTCTGCCCTTTCAATAATCTTGGCCGCTACAACTAACTGCTGTCGTGCCGCCTCCGACTGCGCTGCCACCTCGGCCTTGGCCGACTCCTTGGCAGCTTTTGCCTCTTCGAGCCGCTTCTGTGCGGCTTCTTGAATCTGATAGTTTGCTCTCAAGTCAGCGAGCTTTACTGGGCGCTCTTCGCCATCAACCTTTACCTTAACGGTTAGGGAGTCTGCCCATTCGTTGTCCCACTCCTGGGACTGAATCAGATCATCAAAAGAGGAAACGACTTCCTCTTCCTGTACTTCTGCGGCCTCTTGCGCCTCCTCTTCTACTTCCTGGGCGGCCTCTGGCTCTATTTCTGTTTCGGTTTCGGTTTCAATCTCAACTACCGTTTCCGGCTGTTCCGCAACCTCGCCATGATAGCCCTGCGGAAATGCCTTCTTTGCCAGTAGCGAATAAGGGGTGTGGCTAGTCTCCTGTTCTGGGGACTCTGTGGTGGGAGTTTCCATTTGTTTCCTCGTTTACTTTTCAGCGTCCTTCTTGGCTTGTTTGCCTTCTCGGACGTACCGTTCAAATGAAGCCCGCATACCCTCCAGCGCATCTATTGACGCCTTGATGTATTCAAGCTCATCTTTCGAGGACGGGTCGCACTGCTTAAAGCGTACCCATAGCTCTCGATCAGTGTTCTCCCACCATGCTTGCAAAAGCTCATCGTCTAACAGACGTTGCGCCTTCTCTCCAATCTCCTGTTTCCTCCGTAACTTAAATAAGTCCATTACTCTCCCGTGTATTGAAGCTGCATCTTCGCCACTTCGTTTTGCAACTGTTCCAGCTTGATTGAGATTTCATCTTTGTGGTGTTTATCTTCCTGCGCCCGATCGAGTTTCTTCGCCTGATCGTCAAGCATCATCTTCATCTGCTTTAACTGAAGCTCCTGGGCGTCTAGTTGCTGCTGCCGCTGGGCTACCGCTAACTGCTGCTGCTGTAGCTGCAACGCCTCATTGGGCTGGGGAGGTGCCATCTGGCCCTGCGGGTCTGTAAAGAACTGCCGTGGCTCTTTCAGTCCGGCGTTCTTCACGATCTCTGAGGCAGTGTTGAAAAGGTTGTCCGGCGTAACTGTCAGGCCCATCTGCCCGGTTTGGGCAAGCCCGACCTGCTTCTCCCAAATAGCCTGCAGCTGCATCAGCTTGGTTCTGCGCGAACCAATACCCAAGCCGACATTCACTGTCATGTTCTTGCGGTTGCGCCACTCAGTTGGGTCAACCTCTACCACCTCACCGCGAAGCTCAATCACTTCGGAACGATCAAAGTGCTTCAGAATCAACTCGTGGATGTGCAGGAATAAAGACTTGATGCCGGTCTCAGCGAATATCCTGGCAATGGTCTCGATCTTCATCTGGTGAAGGTCACTGCTCTCGGCCATAACCGACTGTTGGATATGTTTCAGGCTTTCGGGGTTCAGCCCGTCAGAATCGCCGTGAATACCTGTTCTGTCGCGCTTTACCTTGTCGAAGTATTCCAGGGCAGCAAAAGCATTGCCCGCAACAAAAGGCACCGTTATCGGCTGATAAGACTCTGCCGGAGGTCGTGCGAATCGCTTGATGGACCCGATCTCGGTGGTCAAGAGATCGTCCAGGGTGTCGTCACCTATGCCCTGCTCCCAAACCGCATGACCTGGGTTGTTTGTATGGTAGTAATTGTCCAGCATTTGCCGAACCAGCGTGGTATTGACGCGCTGAACGTCCATGACCTTTTCGGCAAGCGCCCGG